ACTGGAACAGATCGAGAACGCGGCAGAGGAACGGGAACTGCAACTGAAACGGCAGAACGAGGAATTGCAGAGATTTAGCAAAGAACAAAGCGAACTAATCGAGGCACTACGAGCGTCTAATGCAAATTTGGTTGGTGACATAGGGATTCTTACAGACAAGCTTTCCCTGTTGAAACTCGACAATGAGGATTTACAATCCAAGCTTTCCAACGCATCGGCGCAATTGGAAGAGAAGAATACCGAGATCACACGTTTGCAATCGGAAGTTGCTGACTACCAAAAGGCAAAGGTATTCGGTGAGCGTGAAGCGCAGGGAATCATCGATGTAACGCCGAGTGAAAAAGACGAGATCGCCGCAGCGCTCGAAGCGCTCAAGAAAAAGCGTTATGTATCCCGTGAGAACTGGGGACCAGTGGACAAGCTGACACTGCCGGATGGTTCGTTCGAAGTCGTGAAACGTGCGGAAGTCGATGAACACTATGAGCCAATCGCGCCGCCAGCATTGTTTGATGATGGAGGAAGCAATGACGGAGCCACGTTTCTGGGATCGGATCAAGCCGAAACTGATGATCGTGAAGGAGCTTCCGAAGCTTCTGAGGCGGTAAGCCAGTTTCAAGAGACGGACACAGCCGCTGGATTGGATGCGAACGCCGCTTTACGAACGCGCGATGGCAAGGCTCCTTCGATCGAAGAAAGGATAACCATGCTCGAACAATCCAATCTTTCGATGCAAACGTGGATCGACAGCATCGAGAAACGTGTAGGCAAACTGGACGGGCAAGATCAAATGTACAACGGAGATGAGGACGAGGCGGCCTAACGGCTGCCCTTCTGTGGGAAAGTAGGGGAGAGCATGACATGGATCACACCAGAGTTCAAACGTGATTACATTGATCCCGAAGAGACGAGACCGACAAAGTATCCTAACCCGTATTACCTCCAATTGGCACGGAAAGCCCGAGGGTTATCAATCGCGGAGTTAGCCGAGATGATGGACGAGCCAAAGTCACAGGTCGGCAAATGGGATTACGGCGAGGAAGAAGTACCGCGCGAAAAGATGTTCAAGTATCTCAATGCGTTGCAGTTCCCGAAATCATTCTTCTATCGGCAGAGTCCGAGGATGAAACCGGAGACGCCAATATTCATATGCACATCAGATTCATACGACAATTGGTTGAAGGGAGGATAAACCATGATAGACGTGAAAAGACTCCTATACGACCATCAGAAGCGCATAGCGGCACTGGCGAACATTCAAGCGAGCATACTCAGGATCAACAGGCAACGAACTTATCCGAGCTGCACACAGCGCATATCCGATGACATTCGTGGCTCTGGTGGATTACCATTCAGCCAAACGGAAGCATTCGCCATCGCTAACGTGATGGAAGTGGACGACAAGCGGCAACAAATGGAATGGGATGCAGAGGAACACGAATACGTCATCAGCCTCGTTAAGACGTCGCTGGAGACGTTGGATGACCGGCAACGGCAATGTATCAAGCTCAGCTATTTCGAGGGCAGAGAGCCGCTTGCAGCGTCTCAGATGATGAACCTTAGCCTATCCCACTTCTACCACGTACACCGGACGGCAATAAACGGAATCGAGGCATGTTTGAACGGTGGAAACATCTTCATGAACCGATTAATCCCCGTCAAACAACAAAAGCGCAACAAAAATGCAAGAAAAAGAGCGCCTATATCCGTGGTATCATAGTAACATGAACATCTGCATCGTACCGGGAGAAAGCCAGCTGAGAGAGTGCTGCCCCCAATACGAGCGAATACGGTGATACGCGCAAGGGCGAGCCGGTGCCACGGCAATCCGAGCGCATCACATAGTTAGCAGGTGTCCGCAAGGGATCGGGGTTCCGGTCGGCGGTGTAAATCCTGCACCATTCGTTATCTTGATACGCTATGCAAGACAGTCGAACCGTGAGCCTGCGGGGAGAGCGAGAGTACAGAACAGGCAGCCGTTAACGGCAAGCGTGGTGGCGGAAGAGAGACGCGGGGTGCCTGACTCGGTTGCGATGGCAATGCGCCACATCCTAGGGAATTGCGTAAAAGCCCAACTTCATGGGAGAGTGGCCCATGACCACGTTAATTTAACAACTGGAACACAAACGTACGTTCGGGTATAATGGGGTAAAACACCAAGGGTGATCCCATGAGTTATGACCCGATCATACAGCTTAACCGGCACATTGCGTTGCTGCACCTATTGAGCGAGGCAGAGCATGAAGCGAGCATCAGACGCGGCATACTGCTTCCGATGGCGAAGTATCTGGGACGCACGCTTCGTGAAAAGTTGTGGCAATCGAAAGCGCATATGAAGGAAAACCGAATGTGGGTAAACGACATCCCGCTAGAAGAACGGCGGTACGCTTACTCGCTACAAGGTAACCGCAAGGTATACGAGATTGAGCAAGACGATTTGAACTTGCACATTCGAATGATTCAGTGGGAATTAGACAAGGAATTTTACTACGACGAACATGCCGTAGAACATGAAGAAGGTTGAACGCACGGATGCCACACGTCATGCGAATTTGCCGTTCTGTGGCGTGTGAGACTTAGAGAGTCATGTCCGTGCTTCACAATAGCGCGCATACTTCCAACAGACGCCATCGGGACGAGTTGAGAAGGGCGCGCTTCATACATCAAACCAGCTCGGCCAATGCGGTCGGGCTTTTTATATTGAGCGAGGAGGCGAAAACCATGTTGGGATCGCTATCGGGCAGAGAATTCAGAGGGCCAGACAATGACTCGCCCTTTGTCACGGTTGATTATGACGAATTCAAGCCTGAGACGTACAGAGGCATTGTCATAACGTGGGAAGGGCGAGAGATCCGCAAGAACAGTGGTGATTTCGTTATGGACTACATGTACGTAATCGAGGAATATGCACCGTTCAACAAATCGAGCATGGTCGATCACTATATGGCAGACGCGCAAATCAAGTGGTGAGGGAGAGAGAGAGGGATGGACGTCACCAACGCGAGGTACAACGAACTGCTTGACGAATATGACCGACTCCATCGTGTTCGAGCGGGAATAGATGAGCAGATATGGAGTGTGCAGAACGAATTGAATCGGCGCAACGAGATGCGAAAAAAGATCGAGTTAGAAGGCGGACTGAGGAAATAGGCCGAAGGCCATCGCTCGACAGCAATACCTAGCGAAGCGGAGGCCGTAGAGAGGGATAAAGGTTTGGTCCGATATCGAGGAAAGGAGCAGAGACGATGAAGGCAACGATAAACGGGATCGAAGTTGAGGGAACGCCGAAAGAGCTGGCAGAATACCAGGTGCTTATGGACGATATCAGGCGCAACGGCATATTCATTATGCCGCCATTGGGGAAAGCTCCAGCATGGTTATTCGCCGAGACTGCACAATGTGCATGCGGGAAATGTGAGTATTAGTGCAAAGAAATGGTCGAGATATACGTATTTATACTCGTAGTGAGTGAAATTAGTGCAAATTAGGGGGTGAAGACATGGCATTGACGGCCAAAATGAAACGATTCGCGGAAGAATACATCGTTGATCTCAATGCCACGCAGGCAGCGATAAGGGCCGGATATAGTGCTAATTCAGCCAAGCAAATTGCAAACGAAACCTTGACCAAACCTGACCTTCAAGCTTACATCCAAGAGTTGATGGATGCACGATCCAAACGTACTGAGATAACCGCTGATATGGTGCTGAGAGAGTACGCCAAGATCGGTTTCAGCAACATATCCGATTACCTCAAAGTTGAGATGAAGCAAGGTGCAACGGATGAGGGAATACCGATCACGTACAAGTCGGTTGATATCTTCGTAACCGATCAGATCGACCGCGACAAGCTCGATGCGGTAGCTGAGATCAAGCAGACACGTGATGGCATCGCCTTGAAGCTGCATGACAAGAAAGGCGCGTTGGATTCTATTGCGCGTCACTTGGGGATGTTCAATGACAAAGTAGAGCATTCGGGTGCAATTACCCACGAGCATAAGCACAACTTAAAGAAGCTCAGTGCAAAGGAGCTGGCAGACCTTGAGCATATCATTGGAAAAACTGCCGACACTGGATGAGGTCAGGTTAGCGAGGGCGTACGTCGACTTCTCCTATTTCGTGGACTATGACAGTGAATACCGCGACCGCGAAGGCAAGCACCTGGACGTATTGGATGATGCTTTACAACGTGTCTCGGAAGGTAAATTAAAGCGCCTGATCGTTACCATGCCGCCACGACACGGGAAGAGCGAGAGGATATCTAAAAAGTTTCCTGCATGGCATCTTGGAAGAAATCCAAATGATGAAATGATCATCGCCTCATATTCGATTGATCTTGCGAGGGACTTTTCAAAGATAGCAAAAGATACATTTATCGCACATCAAAACCTATTCGAACAAGAGATTGATCCAAACAACCAGTCGAGTGAGTCGTGGGGTATCAAAGGACTTAGAGGTCGCGTTACTGCTGCTGGCGTTGGTGGATCGATAACAGGTAAAGGCGCTCGAATAGCAATAGTGGATGACCCCATAAAAAACTATCAGGATGCCCAGTCCGAGGTTATCCGTGAGAATCTATGGGGTTGGTATAGATCAACGTTATACACGCGTCTAACACCTGATGGATCGATTGTCGTGGTTCAAACCAGGTGGCATGAAGACGACTTGGTCGGTAGGTTGCTGAGTGAGGAAAAGAAACAAATCGAAGAGGGCACGCATGTAGGTGATAAGTGGACGGTTATTAATTTCCCTGCAATCGCCGAGGAAAATGATTACCTTGGCAGAGAAGTAGGCCAACCTTTATGGCCTGAATATGGATTTGGTATAGACGAGCTGATGAAAATCAAGTCAGACGTTGGCTCATACGTGTTCAACGCACTATACCAGCAAAGGCCAAGTGCAGCCGGTGGCACGATATTCAAGCGCGAATACTTCCGATACTTCCGCGAAGAGATGATTGGCAATCAGCCATATATCATCGTCAAGAACGGCGATATCGAGAAGCGATACCGCAAGCATGAATTATGGGCGTTCCAAACGGTTGATACAGCCAATAGCGAAAAGACGATAAACGATCCCTTTGTAGTGTCCACGTGGTACGTGACACCTCAGAGGGATTTGTTGTTGTATGACGTTTATCGCACGCATATCACCGGACCGGACCAAAAACCGCTCATGCGTCAAATGCTGAACCGATTTAGACCGCGATTCCAAGCAATCGAGGATAAGACGTTCGGCACGAACCTGATTCAGGAGATGAAGCGCGAGGGTCTGACGGTTAGGCCGATCAAGGTAGACAAGGACAAGGTTACGCGATCACTGGTCATTGCGGCACGGTACGAGGTTGGCATGGTGTACCACCGCGAGGATGCACAATGGCTGACGGATTACGAGGACGAGCTGCTGAGCTTCCCACGTGGCAAGCATGACGACCAAGTGGACACAGCGTCGATGGCTGGTGAAGTGGTTCACACGCTGCCGCCGCAGACGCGAGAAGAGAAGCGCATAAGCCGGACCGAAAGATTTGATACGGACGATGAGGAACGAGAAGTAGAAAGTACATTCTGGTAGGAGGTTGTCAATATGAAAATTCAAGAATTGATCGAGTATTTGGAGAAATTTAATAAGAGTGCATGCAGCGCTTCGAGTTTAGGATGCTCATTCGATTACATCGTGCGAACTGAAACAAAATCTGCTGAAGAAATGCTATTCAATAGCACTCTCCCCATCAGCGGAACAATAAGAAGAATATCCCATTCTACTCCTGAAAATATTGTTGAAGATCATTTCAAACAAATTTCAGAGTTGATTGATGAGCGAAAAGGCATGGTTGTTTACGTTAGGTCTATGCCACTACTGCAAAAAGACTTAGATGACGACGGTGAGTGGACTGGACATTACCAAATGCGTACACGCCTACAATTCGGCGAACCTGGAAAGTGTATAACCATGGAGCAGTATCACAATCTATCGGCAATGAGGCATGGGGCATGAGCGAGTCTAATACGTTTTGGTGAGGTGAGAGAGTGGACATTTACATGTGGGCCGGGTTGTTGTTCGGGGTGATGATCGGCGCAGTTGTTCTTTTTTGCGGTTATATCATCATGAGACAGCAACGAACCATCGACCGACTAACGGACAAGATCATGGCTCGGGACTACACCGACTACAAGCGCCACACGGCACCTATGATGCGCGAAGAACCGCGTATAAGGAAGCCGCAAAGCTGGCATGACGATCCGAGCGTAGTTGTTGAGGATGAGGTACAATGAGCTAAAAGATTCCCAAGGAGGAACGAACATGGGCGTTGAATATTATTTTTTTGCACCAAAAGAAAATGTTATTTACGATGCAGGAAAATGGGGGAACTGGGAGTACTTTAAGCCTTTCCTTACTTCCATTCATCGTGAATGGGCTCTTATCCATGAAAATGATTATGAGTGGCACCAAACTATGGGTGATATCGACGGAGAATGGCCGAAGGATCAACATGTGGAAATCAATATATCGGACGACAGATACAATCTTGTACATCGTTTGGATATTCCAAAGAACGTCGAAAAACGATCTTGTTTCACCGATGAATTTAGACAACAACACGAGAAATGGAAGGTAGCCGAAGAAAAGCACAAAGCTAAAATAGAAAAGTGGATGGAAGAGGATAAGGTGAATACTCGAAAATCTCCCGAAGAGATACAACGAACTGTAGATCAAGTGTTGAAGCTTATGGAGGACGATGAAGAGTGATACCATTACGATGTTCAAACTGTAACAAGCTTCTCGGCATGATCGATGGTCGGGCAGAAATTAAGTGTCCGAAGTGTAAGACGATGAACGAGTATCCGAAACCCATTAAGGATCTGGCGGGGTACGGAATGGTGTTGTATGAAGATGGATGGGTTTATCACAATAAAGATCGTATTGGGTGGGTAAGACCAGAAGAAAGGGATTCGGAATCGCCTAGGTTATGGACACACGTGAATAGTTGAGGCTCTCGAAGCCCATCAGTAGCTAACCGCTATTGGTGGGCTTTTTTTATTTGCACAAGGAGGTGAGACAGTGGCGGCAATCATCGATAAGGCTAAGGAAAAGTTTTCGGGGATATTCGGAGCTTCGGACACGGCAGAGAAAGAGCCGATCAACACGCCAGAACAGCAGATGCTAGTGAACATGGCGCTCAACGATTACCAGTACTTCAAGAGCGAACGACAGCGTCATGAGCCTGTGTGGCGGCAAGAACAGCGTTTCTACCGTGGCGATCACTGGTTCGGTTTAAGGCCTCCAGAGGTCAGCCAGCAGCGCCCTAACAGCGTGGATAACGTGGCATGGAGCCAGATCGAGAGTATCACGGCTAAACTGTGTTCATGGGAGCCGTATCCTGAGTTCGAACCGCAGGAGCAGCAAGACGAGCCGAAGGCGCAAGAACTGAACGCCTATATGCCGTATGAGCTGCGCTGCATTCGATTCCATCCGAAGCACATCCGAGCGGTTAGACGAATGGCGATACACGGTCCGCTGATTTACAAGGTGGTATATGACCCGACCATTGAAGGTGGATCGGGCATGTACCGGTACAACGGCAACAATGACATTATTCCTGTTGAAATGGGATCGTTCTTCCCGGATCCGCGCATTCGGGATTTCATCGATTTGCAGAGGGCAGCGGCAAACATGTTCCACTTCCGCAAGCCGATGGAGTATTTCAAGCAGCGTTGGCCGAAGCAAGGGGCCAAGGTGCAGCCGGATATGGACGAGGATGACGTGTTCATCTACGACCAGGACGATTATTCCATGCGTAACTTCAACACGGACCGCACAGGCGGCGATGGTGTCAGCGAAATTAAAACCGCCGGGCTTATTGAGTATTGGTATCGCGGTAAACCAAAGATCATGAGCCGTGAGGACAAGCAATTGTTCAAAGAGCTTGCGGACGAGAAACTGATGGAGGGTAAAGACCCATCGGAATGCATCGCAAAGTCCAAAGGAACGATGAATGGCATTCACTGTCTGTACCTGACGGTAGGCGGCGTGTTCCTCGAACACAAATCCTACGTCTACGATCACGGCCATTACCCTATCGTGGCGCGTACGTTGTTCCCTGACGAGGACAATCCGTGGGGTAAAGGGTACATGCGGGACATGATTAAGCCGCAGGTCATGCTAAACAAATTCGCAGAGATCGCCGTCGAGACAATGGCGAAGCAAGGGAACAGCGCGATCCTTTACGAACCTGATGCCATAGCAAAGCCGGAGAAGTTCAGGCAGCGCAGGAGCGAGACAGGGGCATTGCTGGAGGTAACACGGCTCGATGGTGTGAAGGAAACGCAAGGCGTAAACGTCCCGAACACGGTATTCAACATGCTTGAGTACTACAAGGAAATGATGCAGAAGATCCCCGGGCAGTTCGATAGCGCCAATGGACAAGCGAATTCCAACGTAAAAAGCGGCGAACAGGCTAAGGCGCTTATTGCAGCGGCAAACAATCGCTTGGTTATCCCTACAGGACTGATCGAGGACGCGCTAGCCGAGGTATTCGACCAATACATCTCCAACATGGCGCAATTCTACTCTGATGAGCGCATTGGGCGTGTGACAGGCAAGCAGGTCAGCATGAGCCGTGATAGGCTGATCAACCAAATGCCTACCGAGTACGAGACAGGCAACGAGGTAATAGATCCACAAACGAATATGCCGGTTCCAGAAAGGCTGATTTTGCAAGAGGAATACATGCCGAAGTTCGATATCGCCGTTAAAATCAGCGTCGAGAAGCCCACTGACCGCGATTACTGGATTCAGACAGCATTTAATCTGCTGGGCGCGGTCGATCCTGTCACAGGAATGCCGCTTATCGACGGTGAGGCCGTGCGGTACACCGTACAAAACGGGCGAATGGAACCGTTCGATGTTATCGACCAGCGTATGCAGAAAGAGCAGCAACGCACACAGCAGATTCAACAGCTTGAGCAAGCCAACCAACAACTACAGGCGCAAATGCAGCAGGTTATGCAGCAACTTGGCATGGCGCAGCAGGAGAACATGAGCGCTCAGACAGAATCCATGAAGCTTCAGCAGGAGCAAGAGAAACAATCGGTAGATTGGGCATTGCAAAATCGCAAACTGGACATTGAAGAAGCCAAACTTTTAACGGGGGCGAGCCAATGAAACCGAAATTGGGAAGCGGTAAACGGTTTGAGAAGCTGAGTGACTCCATCCAAAAGAAAGAAGGAGTCAGCAAGACGAGCGCAGATGCCATAGCTGCTAGTATCGGCCGGAAAAAATACGGATCCGAGAAGATGGCTAAAATGTCCGCAGCCGGACGAAAGAGAAAGGGGTGATAGCATGTCAGGGCCAGTTACAATTCTAGGCGCAGATGGACGAAATAACGCGCCTGATAATCCCGTTTATGTGCAATTAGCTGCAAATGGCGGCGGAACACTCAATTTCCCGGTGTGGTCGAAAGTCGGCGAACTGCTGGAAGGACAGATCGAAGCAGGTGTGGAGAAGGATGTACTTCCGAACGGCGCAACCGCGATATGGATTCAAGCATCGCCGGACAATACAGACGCGATTCGCGTAGGTACGGTTCCCGGGTTTAGTGCTGCATGGCTGCAACCGGGGGATTCCGAGTGGTACTACGGATCGGCTGTATATCTCAATTGCGCGAGTGCGGCTTCCTTCGCGACTCAGGCGGTGAGTTACAGTGCTACCTAAGGGTAAAAGAATGCCACAGGGAGATGCGCAACAAAAACACGTGTTGGATGGGAAGAAGTACATGAATGGCGGGACGTTTATTCCGAAGGTTGGAACGATGACCGACTATACAGGTACTTCCCCGTTTCATGTTTCATGGGTTGGCGGCATTCCAGGGCAGATTCGCATTCAATTACCAAGCGGTTATTTCGAGTCGGGTAATCCATCAGAGCAAGTATTCATATTGGACGCGGCATATATCGAAGACAACATCGCAGCAACTAAACAAGTTTTCGGGCTTCCCGGTACGTTTACTTCAGACGCAGATGCCACAGCAACAGATATCGCAACCGGAAAAACAGCATACGTCAACGGACAAAAGATCACTGGCTCGGCGACGCCGGAAACGTTTGCCCCAGAGAAGTATACACTACAAACCAATGCAACTAACTTTTACTCGGATGCGGGCGATTTCGTATTATTGTTTAATTCGTCGCTTGCCCCGTTGAAACCGAATCTCTATGGAGTAGTAGTCAAGTTCATGGACACCGCTGATGTTTCGTGGGAGTACGAGTCTGGAAAGACATACAACATGACGGACATGACGTTCAACACGTTCAAGAACGGCGCGGATCTTATCGCAAACCAACAAAAGGTTGGAATGGGTGCAACAACACTCGACATTAATTTCGGGAGTGCAAGCATAAGCGGCAATACCATTTCGTTCGATATGGTATTTACGCCTACTGGCGGCACATTTACGATCAACAATGCTACACCGATGCTGTCGGTAGATGTGTGGAGTTATTAGTGCAGTCTACACAACTTACAGGAACTGCAGAGTTTTAACGGGCCATTGGTGAGAATCCAGTGGCCTTTTCTATTGCTTATTACCTCGCTCCCTGCCATAGGAGCCATTCGATAAGGAGTGTTAAACATGAGCGAACAAATCGCCAGCCAGAGCGAAGAGTCGCAAGCAAGTGATGTACAAGCGGCGCTTGAGGCATTCGGGTTAGTAGAAGACGATGCGCCAGATACGCCAGGACAAGAACAAAAGGATGAGGAAGCTGCTCCCGCCATAGAACAGAATTCCGAACCAAGAATCATCAAGGTGAAACACAACAAGGAAGAGATCGACGCAGACGTAAGCGATGCGAAGCTACCGGAACTTGTGCAACGGTCGCTCGCATTGGACAAGGAACGCGAACGCAAAGCCGAATTGGAGAAGAATCTTGACCGAGCTGCCAAACTCGCAGGAT